GGGGTTTTTTATTTGATATTTATTGTGTATATTATAGTACTAAAACAATAATATTATGGGAATAATTTCAGAAACAATTAATGGAAAGATGATTGACGTTATTATCAATTCATCTAATTTAAAATCCGCATCATTTAATACTGAAAGTGAGGACTTAACGGTAACTTTTAATAATGGTGCTATTTATGAATATAATAAGGTTCCTTGGGTTAAGTTTACTAAATTTAGGTTGGCAGAATCACAAGGAAAGTACTTTAACGAGAATATCGCCAGAAGTTATAAGTTTAAGAAAATAGAATGAGTTTATTTGAAGAACTGATTGAAGACAAGGTGGGTGATGAGAAGATTGTAAAATCTTTTAAACCAAAAGACATATTATCTAATCAAATATTTGAGGAGGATGGTAAGTCTTTTGTTATGCGTGAGGAGATAAGAAAAACCTTGTTAAAAATAGCAGATGAGTTTATTGACACGCTGGGGGTTGAATTTTTCATACACGATGTTGTTTTAACTGGTTCATTATCAAATTATAATTGGTCTAATTATTCGGATGTCGATTTACATATTTTGATTGATTTTAAGGAAACAGATTATAATTTAGATTTATTAAAGGAGTTTTTTGACGCGAAGAAAAACGTTTGGAATGAAAAACATGATATTGTAATTAAAGGATTTGATGTTGAACTCTATGTCCAAGATATCGATGAGGAACACGTTTCTTCGGGTGTATATTCTATTTTACATAATAATTGGATTATCGAACCTAACAAATCAAAACACAATATTGACGATAGAATGATTTTACAAAAATCTGAGGAATATGTAAAAAAAATAGATTCTATTGTTAGAAAAGGAGGTCCAATAGAAGATATTGAAGAGTTAAGAAAGAAGTTAAAGGAGTTCAGACAGGGTGGTTTAGAATCGGGAGGAGAGTATTCATATGAAAACCTAACATTCAAATTACTTAGAAGAAATGGGTATATTGAGAAGTTATTAAAACTAAAAACACAGCTTATAGATAAGAAATTATCTATAACACAATAAAGAACCTTATTTTTTTCCCTATATCTATGTATTTATAGGATAAGAATAAGTATATCTAACAATTAACAAAAATGGCAGATTTAAATCCACTTGGTAGTGAAAAGCTTAACGGAGATGACAAATTAAAAAGGATTCTCGAGTTAACCTACTACAACAATAATAACAAATCATCAAAATCATCTTCTGAATTAGTGAAAGAATCTAAAACGGGTGGTTTATATGGTATCGTTAAAGAAAAAGACGGTTACTATGTAAAAAAGGGATTAAACGAAAGTTCTCTCGATTATATTGGTGGCATGTTTATGAAAAATAAGAATAAATTTTCATCATATGGTGAGGCTCTTAAAAGACTTGAACTTTTAAAAGGTCAAGAAGACTTGCAAGAAGCAACAAAATATGTTTTAAAACAAAACAAACCTCAGGAGGAATCACCATTGGCTGAACCATCGTTAGATGCTCCAGCAATACCTGATGCGGGTGGAGATGTTCCACCAGCTTCTTCAGAAGGTGGAGATGTACCTATGGATGTTCCATCAGAGGAACCTGTTGGTGAATTACCTCCTTCAGACGGTGAAGAAATGGGGTCAGAAGGAAAACGTTCTGATTACATGGCGGAAGCTCAAAAATATGCAGGTAAATTGGGTCAAGAATTAAGAGATTTACAGAATAAAATGGAAAGTGATGATATCAAGTACATTTTAAACATGGTTATTTCTGCGGTTGATTTAGATAAATTAGATGATGAGGACATTGAGGACATCGCTAAAAAATTCGAAAGAGAAGAAGATGAGATGGGTGATGAAGAATCTCCTGAAGAACCTTCTTCTGATGAAGAAGTTCCAATGGAAGAACCTGTAACTGGTGATGAGGATTTAGGTGAAACTATGGATTTATTGAATAGTTTTATTGATTCACCAATACCACAACACAAAGAAAAAACAAACGAGTTAGATTTAAACAAATATGCAGACATTGAAGCAAGTGAAGGACAATCTTATGAAGATGATGTTCAAGAACTTGATTTAGATGAAATTAAGAATGATATCAATCAAGCAATTAGTGAAAAGTTAAGTAAATACTTTAAATAAAATGCACCTTATCTATGTTAATGAAATCGGTTCTGATTATAAAGGACAAAAACAGTACGAATTTATCTTCAGTAAAAGTACTGAAATTGACATGGATGAATGGTTTATAATTCCTTCTTCATCGTCGTCTTTACCAAAGTCACCTGAAGTTGAATATGTGGATTTGATTGGGTTATTAAAAAATACAGAATTACATTTAGAATTAGTTCAAGACTCCGATTATTTCGGAGTTATTGATGCGGTAGATGGGGTAGTTGCAATGGCATGGGAAAAGTTTGATATGAATTCGGACACCGAAAGATTAACATTTAAATTTGGTGAATCTTTAGAAAGTGTAACAAAAAAATTAAAACAGAGAGAATATCTTTTAATAAAAGAAGAAATTAAATTTAAAGAGTTATGAAAAGGTCAGAATTAGTTGAAAACCTAATAAAGAAAGGGATGTCAGAAAAGACGTTGGTTAATTTTACCGATAAACAACTTAATAATTTAGCGGATAGAATGTTAGGTGAACAAGTAACAACTGTACCCGGTAAACCATCATATAAAGTTGGTGAAGCTGGGGGTTCTTTACCTCCATCACCTAAAGGATATAAAATAACAAAAGATCCGGTTGATAAATCAACAATTGCTCAACCAGTAGAATCTGAGGTTAAAGAAGAATTAAAGGGAAAACAAAAGAATATAGATAAAAACCACAATGGTAAAATTGATGGTCAAGATTTTAAAATATTAAGGGGACAAAAGAAAGAAATTAGTGAGGATAAAGAATGTAAGAATTGTGGTTGTACAAAATCGGAGTGTAAATGTGAAAAATGTAAAAAATGTGATTGTACAAAATCGGAGTGCAAGTGTAAAAAGGGAGAAGTAAAAGAATGGGTAGAGTCATTAGCGGAAAATAGTTTTCATAGTTTCACATCAAAAAATGAAATTATGGAATTAATAAATGTTAAATTAAATGAATCAGAAGTACATCAATACGGCCCAAATGTAAAAACAGGACACAATGGTCTTCCTGAATTCATGACATACGATGCAATTGTTAGCAACAATCCTAAAATTGCACCGGCAAAACCAAAGGTTGATCCAGGTACAAAACCTAACAAACCTAAAACTCCGTTTCAACCCGGACCAAAGGTAAATCCTAATCCTAAAGCATTAGGTGAGGACAATCCTAAAATTGCTCCAAGTAAACCTAAAGTTGATCCTGGTACTAAACCAAGTAAACCTAAAACTCCGTTTCAACCCGGACCAAAGGTAAATCCTAACCCTAAAGCAACAATTAAGGGAGATAAAAAATAATTTAAAAATATGAAATTATCTAAGAAAAATTTGTTATCTTTAATTAACGAAAATTTAAATGAGATGGCAATGGATTTTGATACTGCTGATAGACCAAATCCCGATTTACAATCTAAATTGGCTTCAGGAGATACACCCTTAAAAAAAATACCTTTTCCTAAAACTGGAAACGAACCTAATCAAAATTTCCAAGAACTTTTGGCTTCCGAAAGATATAGACAAATTGTTAATAACGTTAGACAATATACAAACTATCAAGGTACATTAAACGGTACTGAAATGGGTCCATTATTAACAATGATGTATACTGCACATAACAACATTATAAGACTTGAGAATACACATAAAGAGGCTTTAGAACAATTGGCAATTGAAATTGTAAAAGAAGAGATGGGTATTGGTGAGGAAGTTGAGTTTGATGTGAAAATTATAGGTATGAATCAAATTGATACAAGTGATTTCAATAGAGAACAGGGCCCTGAACAAAATCCAGATGAAGTTGATGTTGAGGATGGTGAAGAAGATGGTGAAGAAGATAATCAAGAACAACCTCAAGTTAACCCTGAAAATCAAGAAGTTGAAGAGGAATTATATATTGATTTAAAACAATTAGATTTAGAGAGAGCAAAATTAACTTTAATTAATAGTATTATTCAAGGAGCATCAAAAAGAGGTCATTATATGTACCAACTTGTTGGTGAAAAACTTAGAGAAATTACAGGTTCTGACGAATTATATAATGACTACGGGGTTATGATGTCTGTTAACGATGCAAACTATTGGCAATTTAGTCCTTCAATGATTAAAGGGGCATCAGATAGTGTTGCGGGTAAAGTTAAAACGGAATTTCCTGGTGATGATGAGACAGGTGAAACCGGTGATGAGGGAGAAGAAGGTGGTGAAGAACAAGAAGAACAAAAAGTTAAAGTGATTGCAAGAGGAATTAATTTTCCAGTTTTAATACATGAATTAATTAAAGGTGTTTTTGAAATATTAGGTAGTCATGGACAACCGGGAGAATACACAAATCCACAAGACAGGGAGATGTATCAACAAGCTCAAAAGTTAGAAAGTACATTAGAAAAAGAAATGTGGACATTACTTTTGGGACCAGCAATTTGGGATAGAATTAGAGGACAGTTTCCAGACCAAGTAATTTTAGAAAATGGTAAGCAATTACAGAATTATATGTTAATGCATATCTTCCAATTACCAGCAAAACAATTCTTAGTTTTAATGAAAGAAGTTGTTAGTAATAGTGAAAACGGAAAACGTTTAATGACAGATTTAATGGCGTCAATTCAACAAATGTTTAATCAACAAGATTATGAAGAATCTTTGAATCAATTTAATGATGAATTGGAAACAATGTCAGATGAGGTTGAGTCAGACGATTTAAAAGATTTTATATCAGGAATACCCGGTATTAGTTTATCTAATGATGACGATGATGATGATTATGACATTTATAAAGAATTAGGATTAGACAGACCTAAAGAATAATATAAGGAGGTTTTAAACCTCCTTTTTTTGTATTTATATATATGAATTCCAAAATAGAACAATTAAAGGAGTATGCGAAGATTATTAAGGATGCGCCGTATGCATTAAAAACATACTTGCAAACTTATGACAATACTCAAAAAAAATATGTTCCATTAGAATTGTTCCCTGACCAAATTCAATTGATTCAGGACTATGAAAATTATAATGAAAACATAACTAGAAAATATAGACAGGCGGGTGTCACAACGGTAACTGCCGCGTGGATTTCAAAAAAATTACAGACAGCAAAAGAAAGTGAACCCGAAAGAGTTCTTCTTATTGCAAACAAAAGAGATACTGCAGTGGAGATGGCTAATAAAGTTAGACACTTTATTGAGCAATGGCCTGAGTGGATTAATGTTGGGTTTTCACCCGATAAGAACTCGGAGAGTAGATTTAGATTAAATAATGGTTGTGAAGTTAAAGCCGTAGCAACATCTGCGGATGCGTTACGTGGTTATACTCCTACTATACTTGTATTTGACGAAGCCGCATATATTGAGGCGGGTGAAGATTTTTGGGCGGCCTCTATGGCGTCTCTATCAACGGGTGGTAAGATTATTCTAATCTCCACACCAAATGGTTATGACCCCATCTATTACGGTGTTTATGACCAAGCATTACGTGGAATCAATGATTTCCATATCACAGATTTAAGGTGGTTTAAAGACCCACGTTACACTAAAGACTTATCTTGGGTGAAATGTTCTGACATATGTCATTATATGTTAAATAGAGAACAATATGACGATAATGAAGTTGTTTTACATGACTTTGATATTGAAAAATATCAAGAACTGGTTGAACAAGGATATAAACCATTTTCATCTTGGTTTGAATCTATGTCTAAG